AGGTGTCGGCTCGCCATCGCCAATTTCATAAAGACGAGGCATACCAACCATAATACTTGCAGCTATTTCAGGACCATCCATCGTTGATGTACGAAGATACTGAGAAAACTCATCTTCATACCCAATGACTTCATCAAGGAAATCCTTACGAAGTCCAGGACGGAACAAAAGATTGAATGCACCTTGTACTATCATTTTCTATTTTGTCTTTTGTTTTTTGGTAAGATTGGGTTATCGTATTTAGATTTTTACTTACAGTTTACTGGTTAGAAATATGAGATTCCATAACCTTGAAGAACACCACACCACCGTAGACTGTGGTATCAAATCCAGTAACTTCCACGCGAGCATTGGCTCCAGTCTTATTCTTATCAACTGTCCAAATGCCAGAATAAGCTGTTAAACCATACTGAGCACCAACATCAGCTTGTGTAGGTGCAACAGTAGCGCTAGAGTTATTTGTTAGCGTAGCCATAAAGACTGTAAAGTCATTAAAGCGAGCTAATGATACAGCCTGTGTACGGCCAGTAATAGTTGCTGGATTATTAGCCATAGCGAAACCAGGATTGGTATCCGCAGGCTGTAATGCAATTCCTACAAGATCATCAGGATTTGTACCACCTTCAACAACCTGACCAGACGAATAAACTAAAATAGCACCATCTGTAAAGGTCTGACCATTTGCAGAACTAATGCGCTGAATAGCAGGAACCTTTCCGCTTTCAACAGCATGAACGCGCATCTTGATAGGCATTTTCTAATTATACTTTTGGAGTAAGGGCATCATTGATTTCTGGACCTGTCACCTCATTTGCCTGCGAGTTATTAATAGGCGGTAAATCCAATCTAGCATTTTCAGCTAAGAAATCAGCTTCTTCTTTTTGCTTCTTCGGATTAAGATGTGTCTTAATGTACTGCATTCTACGATGCCTTTCTAAAGCATCATGCATCCACTTAGGCTGCACCATAAATACAACATCACCGATTACGGCACCACCATCACCAGCGTCATTAAGCTGGTTAGATATAGCATATGTATCATCTATCCTAAATCCTAGAGTTTGAGCGCGAGCAATAGAAATGCTATCTCTAGGAACCCATTCTCCCCATAAATCACCGGGGAGCTTTACACTAAATCTATCAATTGCCCAGCCTCTATCTAATACAGTAGCGATCCTACGTTCGAATTCCTCAGGAGTAGGATCTACTAAATCTGATGTAAGATGCGTATCAGTAGAACCAGATAAATTAATATCCAATGGACGATCTGACATTTCTACTTTCCTCCCTTACGCTTGTTCTGGATTTCACGATATTTTGTACTAAGCTGTTCAGGAGGACAAGCCTGCAATTCTAAATATTCCTCTGGAGATAACCCACTTTCACGCATCAAACGCCTGGTATTTTCATCCAACTGATTAATATCCACTGGCTTAGGTGTAGTACTAGGCGTAGGATTGGACGGGCGTAAATGTGGAGGAAGCACGTTAGATGTGTTATTAGGTGCTGGAGGAACCACAACAGGAGGAGTATTATTAGCTGGAGGATTATTATTATATAATAACTGCGGGGCTGTTAGAGTAATACGCCCAACTGTTAACTGAATGGCCTCAATAAGATTACTTTCTGTAACTTCCTTACTAGCCATTATCTGATCTACAAATGGTTCAATACGCTTAAATCCTTCAGCATATTGAGGATTGAAGCTAACAAATTTATTCTTTAATTCTCTATATAATTCAGCACGCTTATATGCAGCCATATCCTGCTGCAATGGACTAATTTGCTGCTTTAGAAGGGTATTAATAGTTTCAACAAGCCTTTGTGGCTCATTTATTAGCTCTGAAGCATTTATCTGTGGTAGCTGCGGCTGATCCCTACGAGCTAACTGTTCCCGTAGCTGCCTATTTTCTTCCTCAATTTGCATCCTCTGACTATTAGCTGCATTCATAGCAACTAACCAATGCGGAGGAGTATTATCTTGAGGAGTAGGAGTAGGAGTAGGGGTAGGTGTAGGAGTAGGCGTACTAGGAACAGGAGCTACTATTTCTGTGCCATCATCATTCTCAAAATTAATGAGACGATTACGAATTAGAAGAGTGCGTAACATTGTAGATATCAGTTAGCGTTTTAAGGAAAAAGTTCAGAGCTAAAATCTTGCCTTTTGCTAAATTATGTTCATCCCAAGAAACGGAATTAAACATTTCCTTACCAGCATTATCCGCCTGGGTTCGAATTAGTTGGAGTAAGACTTGCCATCCCTGGAAGCGGACCAGCGATTGAATTTCCTTGATTTGCGGGTCCGACAGATTGAATGTTTTGAGGTCCATTTGGCATCATTAGATTATTACCAAACGTTATCTTATCAATACTACGAACATCATATGCCTCAAGTATCTGCTTATAGACCTCAGTAGATGCTGCCATAGCTTTCATGGCTATCTGTTGAGTTAGTTGAGGATTTCCCATTAACTGTGCTATCTGTATCAATCCAGTATAGTACTGTTGAGTAATACCAGCTAATTGCGTCCATGTATTACGGTCTATTAATCTATTAGAGTTCTGTCCAGCAATAGTAAGTTCGGCAAGAATCACCTGCTTTATCTGATCCGCGGGCATAGTCAACATTTGCTGTAACGCCATGCCATTTGGTATATAAGAGAACATACCAGCGTCTCTTACACCAAACTGTGCGGTCTCTAATAAAGCATCACCTATACACTGTATTAAGAATTTCTTTGAGTGAAGGTGTTGATAGTCATACTTTCTATTTGCTTCCTGCACTCTCGAAAGATCTCCTGTAGCTGTACCAGGAGTTCCAACTTGCGGCATTCCGAGTGTGAGTTCAGAAACTCCAGTTCTTTGATTAGACCAGATAGATGCTTGCTGTTCATTATTATATGAAGATGGATATACCTCCGTCATTACTAATTCCTGTACATCTTCCATTTCGTCCACAAGCCATATCTTTCCAGGAAATATAGGCTCATTTGGACCATATCCCTTTCCATCTTTAACCTTATACATACGCATATTCGCCAGTGTAGCATTATCAATACGCTGGCGATGTTGCGTTGTTACTTCCATTTGGAGCTGTTCATTCTGCTTTCCAACACCAATACCTGCCCAACGGTATTCCATTGGGAAGTGATTTACTATTCTATATGGCCTACGAAGATCATCATGCCAATTATAGCGTATAGAGAAAAACATCTGACTAGGCCAATGATAATGAACTACTATTTCTTCCTCCTCACCATCACCATCCACGTCAAATGATAACCATATTTCATGCCAAGCAACCTCTCTAGGCCACTTAATTGGTACTTGATCCTGTAATTCTTTAACTGTTTGGTCATAGCTATAAGAAGAAATATTAGAAGCTTGACCTTGTGATACAAACTTTAAGTATTCATCATATACTTCTGGATAAAAAAGTCCAGACTGAGATAGTAATTTAATATCATAAGGGCTTTTTATATGTTCTTCACCAACCCATGGAGCAGTTTGAGGATCAGTACAAGTAAATGGCATTAGAAAAGAGCTAACTCTAACACCATCTAACATAGGACCTTGTTGAGTTACTACGTCAAAAGCCTGATCTTCATCTCCAATGGTACGAATTGCACGCTTAATTATCTTTTGATATCCAGATTTACCTACTCCAGTACCTAATTTCTTATTTTCTAGTAAGGTTGCATCAGAAAACTTGAAAATATCTACATCATTTAACAAAATTCTATCTATTGCATGCTCCAAATCAGATGTAAATGCAGAAAATTGGTCTGGAAGCTTCAAAGTTACAAACTGATCCAGGGCAAAAAGCGTTGTCATCTCTCTAGCATGCAAAGCTTCAACAGCAATAGCAGTTAGCGGGATAACAATGTTACATGCACCGTTAAATGGGACCTTTTTTACTGTTTCGGCCGGCTTTGCCCAGTAATCAATTTGCCAGTTTTCCAGATCAGATACCCAAGAAGACCTTTCAGCTCTATGATTCTGAATTTCTGTATTCAGATAAGAGATTAATTTGTCTTTGGTTTCTTGATCTAACCTTATATTTCTAGGAAAATCGGCCATTTTTGGTTTTAAACCCTAGGACCAACTAACTGTGTAATAATATCCTGAAATGTAGAAACTTTAAGAGAGATAGGAATACCCCAGATTCGGAATTTAATAGAATTATCCTTAATCTGATAGAATAAATCCCAAACTATATTACGAACTATAGCCTTAAATACATCAGGACTAATAGTATTAAGACTATAATTAGCTAATGAGGCCCTATCAAGTGCTGCCATTGGTTGATTCCTTATGTAAAAGTCCTGTACTTAACGCTGTTATAGCTGTTCCTATAAGTATTGCTACATGAGTAGCTGTATCTTCTGATATAGGAAGGTAAGTAGATATCAATTGCTTAGCAGAAACACAACCTTCTGGATGTAGAAAGAATCCAGCTAATATAACTAATAATCCACCTAATGACCACTTTTTGGATAATAGCAATGTCGTCGCTCCGCTCACGCCCTTCGGGCGGGTGTATTGTATAGATTATCTATCGGTTCGAGATCGGGGTAGTGAAAGTTCGCTGCGTGCGCGTGACGCGAGAGGGTAATATGCCCGGCGAATTTTTGTGCGCTTCGCACGCATCGCTGCGCTTGCGTTGCTCCGCGTCGTTTAAATCATGTCCCCACGAATCAGGATTCTCACCTATGATACCTGACCTATTTAATGCTGGCCGGGCATCGTATCCGTCATTTATATGATTCATTCTGGACCTTCACCAAGATCAGTGCTAGATGTACTAACATTCTCTCGGGGATAGGGCTCCATTGTGAAACTAACGTTAGCATGATATAAATCTATATGACCGTTAGCCTTTACGATAAACATTGTACCGGCAGGCTCACACCTCTTTAATACACGAACTAATGCTAGCTGAGCGTCAATGGCTTCAATAGCAATAGGACCATTATGAGACTCACCACGAGCCTTTAATAACAGTTGCTCAGCACTATTAAGTGTACCACCAGCATACCAGCTCATTATCGTATCCTCGAATATCCAGTTATAGGGTCACCTGCATATGTGCTGATTAATTCTTCTGCTTCCTTATACTTATCTCTTAAAGCCCTATTTCCGCCTGCCCGCCATAACTTAGGTCCCATTGACATGGCATCTAAGATATGGTAATCTTCCGTAGCCCCAAACTGTTGGAACTCTGTAATCAAATCAGTCTGATCCGCATGTAAATATATCTGGCCAGTAGAGAAATAGTTAGCTAGACCATTGACACGAATAGACTTTGCAGTAGATCCAACCTTTACTGTTTCTAGTCGGAATCTTAGTCCTCTAAGTTTCATCTCCCTAGAAAAGAGGGGGTCGTATAATGCAGAGAAGATTACTTCTTCAAAAGCTGCAAGTCTTGGTTGAAATTTCACAACCAGCTTGAATACCTTATCCATCAACTGTTCAGTTTTGAAGTATCCTTTCTCTGCATGCAAGACGAATATTCTATTCTGTCTATCTGTACCTGTAACACATATGCCTGTTTTTCCTGTTACAGCTGGATCTATAAGTATAACCCTATCTAATAGATCAAATGGTATTTCTTCAGGGCCAGTCTCTGAAAATATAGTTATATCTCTACCAATCTTATTATAGTACTTTAGCCATTCATGTTGGAATGATGCTGCACCTTCAGAAGGATTATTAGCATACTGCGCATTCCATACTTTGGCATTCTTCTTAAGAATCTCGAATGACTTTAAGGAGAATTGCTCAGGAAATACTGGCTGTCCATTCTCGATAGCGCCCTTGATATACTTCCAGAGCTGATCTCCATAGACAGTTATAATATGTTGGTATATATCATCAAAGGCCCAGCGAGTACCACATATATCCAAATGGTCTGTTTCTGGTGTAATAAAGAAAGACTGTACGTTATCGAACCAGTCGATCGTAGTCTGTCTTTCCTTTATTGAATCTCTTGCCTCAGCGCCATAGATATCATCAAGTTTGATCTTATTATAGTGCCTACCTTGGTTCTTACCACCAACACCCATTGTGTCGATAGTAGGCTCAGACCAGATATTATTTCGTGGTAACTCTAGTTCTCTTTGATTAATCCTGTGCTTTCTAGCATTAGGAACGCACTCAGGAAAGAATGCTGTAAGTACAGGATTAACTGTGAAATGCTGTGTTATAGAGAATAGAAATCTTCCTGCTGCGTCAGCTTTTTCATGGGCGATTAATATTCTAACATCTGTGCCAAGATTCCTAGGATATATTCCTGTACCTAGATCATCTGGTAGTACAGTCTGTATTGTATCGCCTATAGTAAATACTGTTGATTTAAAATGAGAACGAGCTAATAGTAATAGCCTATACTTTTCTGCAGCAGCCTTTTTGAGAGCTAAGCAAAGATCACCATGAAGATTAGGAGATAATTTATTATAACCAAGCATAGAGTAACAAAGGAAGAATAAATCATTCTTAGCTTTATTTCTAATATGCTTGATCTGTGCATCATTAAATCCTGTAGCCTTTAGATAAGCATCAGCTTTCTTTTTGGCTTCATCTATATAACCCTGAGCATTTACATACCAAAGATCAATATCTTCATTCATTTGCTGCCTTTAATCTATGTGCTTCCTCTATCTGATTGGATATCTCTAAACCTTTAGCAATCCTTTCTATAAATTCTGGATTAGCTATTAGGACATTCTGTTGAGCATTTATGTTATTATTAATAACTGTATCACCAGTCTTAACGACTTCATCAGGCATAGTCAACTTCAAAGCCTGAAGTGTGAGGGACATTGTCTGATGAGGATTATTTGTAGCTAGTGTATCATTATCTAAATACTGCTCAACCCTCTTTAAAGCCTTATCTCTAATGCCCGCAATCTTTGTTGTGGCATCTGATCCTTCATTTATAATCTGATCTCGTATCCTATTCTTAACCTCTAATGCCTGAGGACAGTTTAGGATATTAGAGATGTGTGTAACAGATACTCCAAATAATTCTGCTAGTTCCGTATTAGAAGTACCCATTACGGATCTTATCACTACGGACTCATGCCAAGCTTCCCACTTCTTAGGTATATAATGTAGAAACTTGGCCGTCTTATTCTTTGAGCCCGGCGGACGACCTCTGGGCATTTTACACCTATGGCTTCTTCGTTCTTGTATGATCTGCTGGTGTAGGACTATTCTTTAATTTATTAATATCATTATTTTGTAATGTTTTTCTAGCATTAATTAGTTTCTGTTCTTTATCTTCAACAGCCCTATATAGACTGTCAGATTTAAGTTCAAGCTTGTCTGCACCTTTATCGTTACCTAATACATAACGATTAAATCCGGCATCAGAGTTAGCATCTTTGGCAGCAGTCCTAGTACTGTCAATAGAAGACTTTAGGTTAGTAGTATCTCTTGGAGCTATAGGACTGTGAACTCCCGATGTATCCTTCTGTGCTAACCTATTGGATGCCTTCTTATGGTCATCGTGCATCCCATGATATGGTGCTGTCATGGCTTCTTTTTTACACCTGTAGCATCGGGCTTAGCTACAACATTTGGGCGCTTTGTTCCCTTGTACTCAGGTAAATCAGATACATCAATGCCTCTGGCTGTCTCTAAGGTATCTACCTGTGCCTTGTATTTATTAGCACTAGCAGTAGATGGATCCTTATCTACATTAGAAAATTCTTCTTGTGTAGTCTTATCTATTCTCTTCTTTAATGCTGTAGTATCAACTTGAACTGGCTTATGCACTCCAGATGTATCCTTTTGTGCTAACTTACGAGATGCCTTTGTATGATCGTCATGCATCCCATGATACGGTGCAGTCACTTTTTCCTCTTTATACTTAAAGATGCATCACTCAAAACAGCATCAGGCTCAGATATAGTAACAGTATTATCATCGCCAATTCCTGCAGACTTTAATGTAGCTTTATTGGTAGAATCCTTACTGGCTGCTGCCTTATTCAGACTATCAGCCTTCTGGATCTTCTTACCGGCATCTACTGCAACTACATTATCATGTAAACTATGCGAGTTAAGCGCAGTAGTTGCTTCACGCTTATAATTCTTTGCAATCTGACGCATAGAAATAGGATCATTATCAGGACTATAATGTCCCTTAGGAGCACTAGTATTATCTGCTGGAGCAATAGACTTATGTACTCCAGACTTATCTCTACTAGCTAACTTCTGCTGAGCAGTAGTATGATCCCCATTTAATCCATGATACGGCGCGGTCATTACTTACTCCTCTTTATAGGAACCCCAGATTTCTTACTAAGCCGCTTTGCGGATTCTTTTAAGTACTTTGCTGCATACGACTTTTTTGGCGGCGGGTTTCGCCTTGTGGTCATCTTCGCCATATAATCCTAATGCAATAGAAATACTGACAGTGCACCTAGTACATTCGACCCTATGTAATCTTCCAAAGATAGTGAGATCTTGTCTAGAACCGCACTGCCAGCATTTCATATTAGCTCCTTGTAATCTTAAACACTTTAAATATTCTAGCAGAGCCAGCGCTAGGCCCGGATATTCTCCAGCAAGGCCAACATGGAAGAGAATATACTATAGCTTTACCGGCTGCAGGTACAACATAATCTGTACCAGATTCATCCTGCAACGTTCTGAATGTTGCATTTACACCATCTAATGTATCTCCTACCTCTATCCTATAAGTACCAGCATCTAATGCAGCTGGAGATTCTATAAGAATAGCTTCTGCATCGTATGACTGATTCTTAGAATCAACTACACTAGATGTTGTACTAGATTGAGGTATAGTAACATCACTTAATTTACTTATGGTTACATTCATATTACCTCAAATGTATTAATGCACGCCTAGAGGCAAAGAATACATTACTACCAGGCGTTGGTGCTGGAGGAACAACTATCTCTTCAGTATTAATTATAAGAAATTTATTTACTAATCCAGCAGCCATTACTGGAGGCTTCCACCCATAGTCATCTATCATTGGGGGTGGAGGAGTAAATGCTATTTCCTCATTATAATACTGATATATACTATACTTATCGTATGGCTTATACGTACTAATAAAGTAAGAAGAATCTTCTATTATTGGTCCTACTGGAGCTGAAGCTATTTCTTCCTGTCCCCAAAACGAAGGTATGGGAACAAGGTTAAATGCTATCTCTGGAGTAGGTCTAGCAAAGCCATATATATCATCATCTATATTTAAGCCAGCTACAAACGTTACTATCTCATCTCCGCTAAAATTATACTTAAGCATAGACAGTCACCATCCTATCAGGCTGTATCTGCTTAGTATTTGTATATCCTATTATCTCCTCTACTATACTTCCTCCACCACCTGTAGGAGGCTTAATGGAAATAACTATACCATTAAAAGTATCGGCAGCAGCTAGTGTAGCTGTATATGTATGTGCTCCAGCGCTAGCTTCATTACCAGAAGCACTAAAAGCTTCTTGATCTGTGTCTTGTTGTACTAAAGATAGAGGAGCATTTATAGTTTGACTATGTCCGCCATTATAATACTGTGTAAATAGTATTATTAATACACTATTTGTCAGCGTTGTAAGGGCAGCGGATAATGCGGTAGTATTACCAACCCCTTCAGATGTACCTCCAGTAAATCCAGCAAAAGCATCAAGAAAATCAGTAAGATCTCCGCCGCTTACTTCAAATACATGTATTGTAGACCAGGGTGTACTGACGGAGGCATTAGAACTATTTTGTATTTGTGCTGTGACTGTATTAGCTCCAGCCGCACAGCTTTGACATGTCCAAAGCTCAATAATATTGCCAGAGAAATCCATGACAATACTTGTGCGCTTCACCCAGCTATTTGCCTGTGTATCAGATACAACTGAATGATCTACAGTAGGAGTAGCAAATTTGTTTAATGATGTAAATGCTACTAACCCGTTACCTGCAGTATTATTACTAGTAAATGCAACAGGTAATGCAGATACAGAAGTACCACTACTTTCAAATAATTTAGATTGTACTAATACTGGGTTTGCCATGTTACTTTACTCCTACGTACATAGCACCACAGTACATATGAATAGTAGATGATGGACTGTTAGTTCCACCACCATATATAGGTTGTATATAAATGCCTGATGCTGATGTCTTCCATTGTGCTGGATCACCGGATTCAAAGAATCTAAGTCCGCCACCACAAGGACCAAATATAGTATTACATCCCGGGTTTATAACACGAGTACCATCAACCCACGTTGTTAACGTCCCATCAGATGTGCCAGGAGTATTGGGAGTGAATACCATCTCTATCTCATGCCAACCATGATCTACAGATATATTCTTTGTACTATTATCCCCCCGTTGGGTTGTATCAGTACCCTGTATACCCCAAGTATAATAGCTAGTTAAAGGACTACCAGAATCAGGTTGCGGCCATAATCCCCAGAAATGATTTCCGCTTCCTTCACATCTTGGCCACATTAACTTTGTCATGCTATTTCCGCTATGCGTCCATCCCGCTAGCGTCCTAAGCATGACACGCCAATATAATATTCCTGTATTACTTGGTAATGCCGGACCAAATAACCAGAAAGGAGCATTTCCTCCAACACCAGGAGGAAATATCATATCTAGTACATTGCCATTACCATATATATGAGTGGCATCAAATACAGATGCCATATTATTTACATTTAGTGTCCCGCCGCCGGAGTGGTCATAAAACCACCCAAATGCATCTTGACTTCCTACATTTGGTGGAACACTATCCCAACTAGAGCGATTACCACTCCAATCTGTTAATCCTGCTGGAGCATTGGCCCCCGGACCAAATGATGATCCACCTCCAATTATAGTACCACCAAATGGTCTTATCTTATTTATAGATGGGGACCTTTTTGGGTGGAGGCCAATACTATACATTACTCACCAATTGTGGCTGCTAATTCAAAGCCAAGAGATGTACCAGCAGAAACTGAGATAACATCAATAGAACCAGCAGAGCCAGCTTCATTAAGAATTACAGAATCAGGATTTTCTGCAACCCATCCACCAGGAGATGCAGCACCGCAACCAAATGCCTGCTGTAATGTTAATGTTGTACCAATTGTAGGAGTATGTGCTGCCGTAGCCTTTGCAGCTTGCATACCAGGATCGCGGGGACGTGGTGTAATAGCTGTACCACCAGTAGAAGCAGTAGCAATCTTATAAATTCTAAATGCTAAACCTGTAATAGCTGTAAGCCCTGCACCCTTACCTACAGCTAATAC